TTGAACCGAACATCAATGAGCAAGAACGCCGCAATGCCGTACTTGGCATGTTCGGCATTGGCAATGTGCCCAAAAACGCAACCCCCCAGGTCGGCCAGACACGGATGCGCATTCGCGATTTCTTTCGCGGCGGCGAAGTGCAGTTCCAATTCGTCCCGCAGCCCTGACATCACTGCCACACCTTCAGGCTGAGCGCTGCCAGTAGCCGCTCAGCCGCTGGCAGCCGCGCCAGCACCCGGCGCCATTGCCGCAGCCTCTGCCGGTGGCGCCACGCGCGGTAGCTCATGGCGCGGCCTGTGCCGCGTAGGCGCGGCAGTCTTCACACAGGAAGTTTCCCTTATGCATCGGCGCAAAGACCATGCGGCAGCGCAGGCATTTGCGCGGTGGCGTTTGCTTCGGCCCCGTCTTATCGCGGTAGCGGCGCACGGAAATGGCCGGCATCGCATTCCGGCGCATCGAACAATGAAGCTTCCAATCGCCATGGGTGCCGCAAATCGCGATGATGCGCGCGCCGTCACGCTCCAGCGTCCAGAGGCATCTTTCGCGCCCCTCATCCAGCAGGCGATAGAGGTCCTGATACGGGAAGCCACAGACGATGCCGAGCTCCGTCACGCGTGGCATGGGCTGCCCTAGTTCGGCCAGCCGCTTGATTTCCTGCCACAGCCTATCCAGGCGCGTGTTCGGGCGCGGCGCGTTCATGCGGCGGCGTCCCGCTGCAACCGCGCGCGCCACGCCTTCAGCCCTTCCAGCACACGGTTCGCCATGGCGGCGGTCAGGAATTCAGCGCTATCCACCCCATCCGGGTGATCTTCCGTCTTCGTCTGCCGGCGCACAAAGGCGCGCAGCGCCTCTGCATCGCCCCGGCCTTGCAACTTGCAGATATCGGCCCACACAGCGTGGATCATGCGGATTTGCGGCTGGGCGCTGCGCTTGGCGGCAGGCTTCGCGCGCCAGCCCAGCCGGGCGAATTCGCGCAGCACCGCGTCAAGCTGGTCCACCCGCATCTTGCCCGCGCTGTCCAGGCCCGTGATGCGTTCCAGGATGGCGCGGTAGCTTTCTTCCGCCAGCGCCAATTGCTTCTTCGCCAGATGGATTTTGGCGATCATGCGCGCGCGATCCTGGGTCATAGCGAAAGACCCCGCTGAGGCGCGCGCAGGCGCTTCACGTGATTGTCGAAGTCCCTCTCTGCGCTTTTGGCCTGCATCAGGTGCAAATGCTGACGGTCTGCGAAGTAGCGCTGCTGCGCCCTGCGCATTTCAAGCGCCAACAGCGCCAAGTCGCGGATGTCTTGCGCGGCCGCCTGCGCCACCAATTCCTGCCATGCGTGATCAACGGTGCGGGGCATCATGGTGCGGCCCCTTCGGTCTTTGGCTGGCGGCGGCGGATATCAATTTGCAGCACCCGCACCTGCATGGATGCGCGGATATCGGCGGCTAGATAATTCCGCACCCAGTCCCGGTGGAACGCGGTTGGCGCGATCAGCAGCGCATACTCCCCAGGCTCCCAAACGGCGATTTCCAATTTGGCAATCCAGGCGATGAAATCCGCATCACTGATCCGCCCGCGCGTGCCTGCGCGCAGCAGATGCGCTTCATCCACGCGGCGCGGCGCGGCCTCCGGCGCCGGCGCCTCCACATTCAAATAATCCAGATACCGCCGCTGGCGCAGGAAGGTGGCGGCGTGCACCACAAAGGCCGCGTCAATTTTTTGTGCGCGCACTTCATCGGCAAAGCGCGCGGCGGCGCGCGCCAGGTCATCTGGCTGCACGCCTTCACGCACCGCGCGGCCATAGGCCACTTCAGCCAGCGCGCGCGGGTTTGGTTTCCGGGCCGGATACGCCGCCCAGAAAACCTCGAAGTCATCACGCAGATGCTGCGGCAGGCCATCTTTCGGGAAAAGGGCGCGCTGCATGGTTCAGCACCACAGCTCACGCGGGCCACGGCCATTGTACCGGCGCGCGAGCCCTTCCTGGATCAGCACATTCGCGACATTCAGGCCGCGCGCATCAAACACCACGGCCAGCACGCGGCCATAGCGGTCACGCCCATGCGCTTCAACACGAAAGCCATCCAGCAGCAGCTCCGCCAGCCGCGCGCGCGCGCGTTCGGCCAGCGCCTGTTCCGCCGGGCAGCGGTGATGCACTTCGGGCGCATCCAGGCCCATGATGCGGATGGTCTCGCCGCGATGCACAATGGTATCGCCATCAATCACCCGCACCGCTTCAGCGGCGGCGGGCATGGCCAGCGCCAGGACCAGCGCGGCGGCGATTTTCAGGTGGCGGATCATGCGGCATTCTCATTCGCGGTCTTCGCGCGCGCCGCTTCCGCCTGCGCGCAGATCATGATGGCGGCGTAGCCTGCCTGATCCAGGCGCTGCGCTTCGCGTTCGGCGCGCGGGCGCGTGGCTGCGGCCACGCCAGCATCGAAGGCGGCGGCGACAATGCGCTTCACCACCTGGTCAAGCGGTTGGGTGTTGTTGCTCATGCTGCCATCTCCTTCTGGCCTACGGGTTCAATGACAAAACTCTCACCCGCGCTGCGGATCATCACGCCGGGGATTTTGGATGCCTGTTCTTGGTTCGCCAGCATCGCCTCGCGGTTGATTTCCACTTTGGTGCGCAGGAATTCCTCGCCCTTTTTTTCAATCAGGTAGGCCAGCACCACTTCCTGCCCCTTGATCTGCACCGAAGGCGGTGCCAGCCGCCACGCGATGGTGCCATTGCCCAGCCGCACGGTCTTGGTTTTGCCGCCATCGGTCAGGGCGTGGCGGTTCGCTTCCGCCCAAAGCTGCAAGCCGCGAAATAGCCGGTCATGTTCTTCGGCCAGCTTCGCGCTGGATGCTTCAATGTCAGCCGTCACGCGGGCCACGGCTTCCGCCAGCGCGGTTTTGTTCAATTGCGTCAGGCGCTGAATGTCGCCGATGCGCGCCAGATAGGTTTCCGCTTCATCGCGATCCTTGGGTGGCGTCGCGGTCTCCGCCGCGCGCTTATTTTTGGGCATGGGGTGCTTCCTTCAAAGGGGATTTAGGGATGGCATTCGCCCGCGCCGCCTTCGCGCGCCGGGGGCTTTTCTGCACCCGGCACAGCGCCGGGAAGTTATGGCGATGGGCGGCTTCCGCCGCGTAGGAACGGAAAGTCTTGCCGCAGCTGCAATGCATCGCTTCACTCCAATGCCGCGCGCTCATGCGAACACCGCCCGCACGCGGTTCATGCGGTTGCACAGTTTTGCGTCCCAGGCTTCACGCGCCCAGATTGCGTTATGCGCGTGGCGCACCGTGGCGTGGTCCTTGCCGAAGGCGCGGGCCACGCGCTGGACGGACATGTTCAGGCACTGGATGCACAGCGTCATCGCCACTTGCCGCGCCAGCACAACATCGCGGTCGCGCCGGCCAGACGTGATGGTCAGCACCGGCACGGAAAATTCCGCACTCACCGCCTGCAGCACATCATGGATGGAACCGGCAGGGGCGGGCCGCGCCAATTCGCGCGTGTTGCTCTCCAGCGCGCGCACCCGGCGGCTCAGCAGGTCCACCTGGTTGCGCAGATCAGCCAAGGCGCCGGGCTGCATCACGCGGCCTCAGCCATCAAGGGCGCGCCGGCAGAAAGCCGTTCCCACGCCATCCTGATATGCGCCTCAGCCACCGCTTCCGCGCCCTCAGCACTGCCCAACATGTGGGCCATGCGCAGCACCTTGGTCAGGTTGCGGAGCGCACCGGGGCGCTTGGCAATCGCCAGCAGCATCGCGCGTTCTTCCTTGCCGCCGATATCCCAGGCATCCATCAATTGCTCGATATCGCCCTTCAGCGCGCGTGGGCGGGCAAGCCGCATGCCGACGCGTGAGAATAGCTGCGCGAATTGCGCGGCGCGTGCGCCACCTTCAAGCCGGGCATGGACCGCTTCATTGCCCATCAGCGCCATGCCGATATCGGCAAGGTCGTAGAACATGCGAAGCTGATCCAGCGTCTGGCTGGTCAAGTGTTGTGCCTCATCAATCAGGATCAGGCCCTGGCTGCCCGTCATGCGCCGGGTCAGGCTGCGCGAAAGCTGCTGCGTTGACATGCCGCGCGAAGGCACGCCAATCGCCTCCGCCAAGTATTCCAGCACCGCGCGCGGGGTGGACATGGTGGGCTCAGCCGTGATCAGCCACACATTGGTGTTGCGCTGGGCATAGGCGCGGCCAGCGCTGGTTTTGCCCACACCAGGGCTGCCCGTGATCACCACGAATTCCGGCATGAATTGCGCGTGTTCCAGCGTGGCCAAAATGGCCTCTGCGGTCGGCGTCGGCAGGAAGCCCGGCGCTCTCGGCGCCAGCGCGCGGGTGCGATCCGCGGCTTGCTGGCCATCCAGCCATTGGCTTGCTTTTTCACCAATCGGCCCCAGCCTGCCGCGATAGGTATTGCCCATCCAGCTGCTGAAGGTGCCGTATGGAACACCCACCTGGCGCGCCACATCGGTCATCGCCAGGCCGCGTTCTTTCATGGCACTGCGAATGCGCTGGCGCAGCGCATCCATGTCGTCCACGTCAACAATTTGGTCGCTCATAATCATTCCTTGGTTTGGGGATGAACCGAGGATCACGCCTCGGTGTCGTCAGTGTTCAGCAGGCGCAGATGCGCGGGCGCCTGGCCCTGACGCATGCTGGCGCGCGCTGCCACGAACAGCCTTTCGGACCGCGCTTCCGAAGTTTCTTCCTCCGTCTCTGGTTTGGGTTTCAGCGCCACCGCGCCACGGAAAAGCGGGCGCACCACTTGCGGGGCGGGTGGGTCTGGAATGTCGCGCTGCGCGGCGGCGATATCGCGCGCAAGCTGCTCCGCGCTGATGCGTGCTTCGGCATCGGCCAGCAGCTTCAGGCCACGGCGGCGCTGGCGCACGGCGGTGGCGGTGCGGCGCGCGGCTTCCGTGTCACCAAAGCCCTGATCAGCCCAGCATTCGGCGGTGCAGAAGTAATCGCCATTCGCCAGATACACATGGACCGGCGCATGCAGCTTGTCCGGGTCGAACCGGAGCGCAACGTTGCGCCCGCGCAATTCGACCAGCCGCGCATCATGGTACCGATTGCCCAGCAGATGGATCGTGCCATCGCGGCGCACGCGCACTTCTTCCGCCGCCAGCAGGAAGATGCGCCGCTGCGCTTCGGTCGCGCGCGTGATGGGCGCTTCGGCGTAGCTTTCGGCAAAAGTGTCATCGAAGGATCGGCCACGGCAATTCAGCGCGCTGCGACCAGGCCGGGCATTATGTTCCGCGATGGCCGGTTCCAGCACCGCCAGAAATTCCGCCAGCGGCACGGATTTTTTGCCGTAATCATGCGGCTTGTCGGTTGGTTTATTCCCAGTCCAGGCACCAACGAAAGCCGGGTGCCGCGCAATGTCGCGCGCAAGGTCACCAAAGGCGCGTTCAATCGGTTTTGATTGGCCACTGAAGGGCTTCGCCCAATGCACCGCCACGCCAAGGCTGGCGAAAATGCCAAGCGGTTCTTCTTCCCGCACCTTGAAGCGAAAGCGCCGCTTCAGCCCGCCTGACATGGTCTTATTCGCGGCGGCCAGCGTGTTATCAATCGTCACCGCGCCGGGGATGCCGTATTTTTCCACAACATCACTGAAGGCAAGGCGGAAAGTGTCGCCGGTTTCGGCCTGCGCGACGCGCCAGGTCAGCAATTTGCCCGAATACAAATCCTGAAAGAACACCGCCATGGGCCGCGCCACCGTGCCATCCGGCCACTTCACAAAGACATCGAATTTATGTCCGTCAGCATTCACCCATTGCAGGGCATGCAGCATGGAACGGTCGCGCCTTTGCGCGGGGAACATGCGGTCTGTCGCGTCCGGCCCTTCGCGATGCCACGCCACTACTGTCGCGGGCAGCGCATCAATGCGCCGGCGCAGCGTGCGCGCGGCTGGCAATTGCCAGCCCTTTTGCACGGCCACCTGCTGCAAATCCCGCCAGCAGGCTTCGAAGGTCGGGCGGTTCGGCAGCAGATAGCGCGCGCGCAACCATTCCCAGGCGTCATCGGCGCAGGCAGCGCGCGGGCCCTTGGCGCCGACGTATTGAGGCACCAGCCGCGCCAGCCAATGCGCGCGCGCAACACCTTCCACCAGCGCTGCCCAGGCGTAAATCGCGGTGCGAGAAACGCCATGCGTCGCGGCCACTTCCATAATGGCAACGGTGCGCGATCTGCCCTGCGCCAGCAGTGTCTCAACCGCATCCAGCACGGCCACGCGCTTGGCCGCGCTTTGCTTGTGCTTTTCCGCCGCGCGGTCGTAGCCCTGCCACGCTGCGTCATCGCTCAATTGGCGCAGCGCGGTATCGCGCGCGGGGGCGGGGTTCTGCGCCGCTTCCTTGGCCAGCAGCTTCGCCTGCGTGAAGCTGGGAAGCACGCCAATCCAGTATTCAATGCCGCCGCCACGGCCCTGGCGGCGCCGCCACAACCGGCCTTCGGCGGCTTCATGGTTCCATTCTTCGCGGTCTGCCTGCATGGCCAGCCCGCGCCGCGTATTGGGAATGCCGGGCAGGTCAAGCGCGGCCAATTCTGCCAGCGTGAACCAGCGATCTGTTTGCGCTGGGTTCAACATCACGCGCCGCTCCGCGCGCTGCGCATCAGGAATTCCCGGCGCCGGCGCAATTCGTCTTCATGTTCACGGATCGCGGCCACCTCAATCAGCGGCAGGTGGCGACGTTCAATCACCGCCCAGCCCATGGGCTCCGCCAGCAATTCCAGCAGGCGGCGGTCGCGCGTGGCATGCAGCAAGCCCATCAGGCGCGGCACGCTGATCCGGTGGTCTTCGCGCGCCTGGCTGGCATAGGCATCAAGCATCGCGGGGGACACACGCTCACCCAAGAACGTGGACATGCGCGCGGCGATGGTTTCGCGGTCCACATCCGCATCCGCCAGCGCCACCGCCACCGCGCGGGAAACGCGGGCGGCGAAGCTGGCGGCGCGCACCTGTTCTTCCTTGAAGCGCGTCACCGCCTCAGGCGGCTGCCAATCCAAAAGGTCAGGCTGTCCGGGGTGGCGAACCATGGCCGAGCCTCAGGGCTTGATGCCAGCGGCCACGAAGGCCAGCGTGCCGAACCAAAAGAAGCCCAGGACAAACCCGGCAAAGGCCGCGCCACCCAGCGCGGCGCGCAGCAGGCGGCGCGCTTGCATCATTTCTCCACCCCGATTTCGCCCTCGGCGACCAGGAAATCGATGAAGCGGCGGCGCGCTGCCTGCCGGGCCTTCCGCCAGGCATTGATCAGCCGTTCATATTCCTGCGCGGCCTCTGCGGCGGCGGCGCCCTTGGGGCGGGGGGTGAATTCGGCGATGGCCGCAGCCAGGTTGCGCGCGGGGTTTTCTTCCCGCGTCAGGGCCTCAGCGACTTTGAGCTGCATCCCTGCTGGCCATGGCGGATTATTGAGCTTCACCAACCCATCCAGCACGCTGCCATTATCGGCCCATCTGGAATGGGACAGCATGGCCTTCACATCATCGGCGATCAGGACGGTGCGGCGAATGGCCCGATCCACCGAACGGGCGGAAAGCCCCAGCCTTTCGGCGGCATCTTCGGCGAAGGTTGGAATCGCAGACAAATTTGTCTGTGATTTTTTTCGTTTGAAAACAGCGGTTTCCGGAAACATGCGTGTCCAGACCGCCTTTCGTTCGGCCAGGAAGGTGGCGCGGTCAAGCTCCGTCAGGTCGCGGCGGCAAAGGTTCTCATCAATCTCGCGCAGCCGCGCCGTATCTTCATCAACCTGGACAATGATGGCCGAGATTTCAGCAATTCCCGCAAGTTTTGCCGCTGCCAGCCGGTGCGCGCCGGCCACCAGCAGAAAGCCGCCTTCATCGTCTCGGCGCACTTCAATCGGCGTCATCTGGCCATTGGTGCGGAAGCTTTCCGCAATCAGCGCGGCATGGTCCGGGTTCACGCTCCGCAAGCGGTCGCCGACATTAATTTGATCCACGGGGATGGCTTCAACAGGTTCAAGCATAAGCGCGGTGGTGTTCATTGGTTCTCGCTTTTCTGACGTTGCGGGCTGGGGTGGCAGGCGCTAGGTCTTTGCGGCGCCTGATATGCAGCCCGGCCAAGGGTCGCCCGTCAGGCGAGTATCGGCTGGGCCATATTTCGTGGGGCTTGCGGCCAAGGCGCGCAGCAATCGCGGCCTCCATCCGGGGCCAGGGGATCAGCAGCGCACACTTGGCGGCACCCGCACAAAAGCCCGCCGCGCGGCTGAGGTCAGAAAGCGTCATGCCGGTTTTCCGGATGGCCGCCTTGATGTCCTCTGAGTGCCAATCTTGAGGAGCTTCAGTGATGGATTTCGCGGGCAAAAGTGACGGCCTTGGGTTGGTGGTTTTTACATCGGTAAAAATCACGTTGCCGGAAATCAGATAACTCGTCAAGCGGAAATTCGATAATGCGATGGTTGCATGTTCGAATATGCGGCAAATAATGTTTAAGAACAGATAACTTCTTGAAAGAAAAGGGGAATTTTAGA